CAAAAGATCATCGCGGCTAGACTTGATTCTTGGTCTGGTGAACCGGTCATTCACGAAGAGATCGCCGATATTGGCATCGAGCGCTTCGATAAGCCGAAAGCCAGCCGGAGGTTTGTAATCATCCCCGGCGATGATCATGTCGGTGACCTTGCCGTCTTTAATCAGGGCTTTTCTTTTCATTGGATTAGAACTCCAAAACCATAATCACTCCAGGACGCCCGTTGCCGCCTGCGACTGGCGGACCGAGCGCTTGCGCGCCGCCGCCGCCAGAACCATAAGCTTGCCCTGGATTGCCAGCGCCGTTAGAGAAGCTGCCTTTCACCCAGCCCATGCCGCCGCCGCCCCAGAAAGACGAGCCGCCGACGCCGCCAACTAAAGCAGTAGTTTGTTCAGGAGCGCCGCCGCCATCGCCGCCAGGACAGTACAACGTTCCAAGGATAGGCTGTCCGCCGCCGCCGCCAATATTGCCAGTCCCGCCGTTGCCGCCGCCGCTCGAAGCATAGGATCCGAAAGATGTGGTTCCGCCGGGGCCGCCATTACCCATAACTGCGCCAGCGCCGCCAGCGCCAATAGTATAGGGGATTGGTCCTAGCCCGCCTAAAGAGACAGCAGATATGGTTGTAGCGCCAGCGCCGCCGCCGCCGCCAGTCGCCACAGCCCCAGCCCCGCCACCGCCGGTCACGAACACCAGCGCCTTTTGCGCCCCGGCTGTAGGCGTATAAGTTCCTGAAGAAGTAAAAACCTGAATATTCGTAAATCCAGCGGCGGAGACTCCCCCTGTTAAGACCTTCCAAACCCCGCCTAGAGACATCAAAAGCACGGGCTGAGCGGGCTGAAATTGACCCGACGACAAATTGTTGCCGGTTATGGTTTGGACTGCGGCCGGGCTCAATCCATTGCATGAAAGGTTGACCGGCCCGGTATTGGCTTGCGTCGGATTAAGCTCAAGAAAAATGCCGTCCGCCATCGAGCTGAAAAGCGGAGTCGTCGTCGCTGTGAGAGTATTGATTCCTGAAGCTATGCCATAGTGAACATAAGCGCCTTGCGGAAAGGTGACCGGACGATTGGTGACCGAAAGCAGCCGATAATAAGTTCCGTCGAAAACAATGATCGCCAGCGCGCCGGCTGGCCAATCGCCTGCCTGCAAGGCATTGCCATCAGCCCAATAAAGCGGCGCAAGGACCGCGCCCCCGATCGTCGCTGAAGCAGAAAAAGTCATTGTGCCAGAGTTCGCCTGACTTATTTTCTGGACTTCAAAAGTCATTCCGACCGTGATCGACGATCCGATCGTCGGGGCGACGCTGGCGCAAAGCGCCGCGTTCGCCGTTCCGGTATCGATGCCATAGTGGAGCAAAGAAGCATCGGAGACCACCGGCGCTGTGCCGGGCGCGACGCGAGCGAAGATCGACGGCCCGGCGATGGTGTAAAGCTCCCAAGACGTGCCGGTAAAGGTAATCTGCCCGACCGCGTTCAACGGCCAATCGCCCGGCTGCAAAGCATTGCCGTCAGCCCATGCGACGCCAAGCGGCGGGCCGCCATTAATGCTTAGAGTCGGAGACGCGGTGTTTTTATAAAGGCTTTTCTGAATGCGAAGCGTCAGCCCTGGAACGACATTGGTCCATGACGGCAATATGATCGACATCGCATTGGGTGCCGCCGCGGTGCTCAGATCTATCGCGAAATTGTCCTTTTGCGCCTGGATAGCCGGGGGGATCTGAGTCAGCTTCGGCGAGATGAATGGGGCGTTCGGAATGACAGCGATATTGGTGCTGGTGATTTGCGTCTGCCCATTGGACACCAGGACAGACCACAAGGGCGTATAGCCAGCATCGGCAGGCGGGATAGTCTGAGTGCCAGTAGGGGCTGCTACGCCCGCCTTAAGAGCGACGACGCATATGCCTTGCCGAACAGTATACTGCTGCTGCCCGCTATTCCCAGGGCCGCCGAGCGGGATCAAAGGATTCGCCGCATTGTAGTATGGAAGTACAGTCGGCCCGCCATCGACATCGTTGTAGATCGCTTCAACGAGGTAATATTGCGAATAGCCGCTTGTCGTCGGCGGCGTGCAAGCCAGGGTGATTTGACTAGGCAACAGCCCCTGCTTCAAGACTGTGCCGGTATCGACGCCAAGCACCCCGTATGAGGTCGCATCGATCTCCTCCATTTCATAAATGGAGCCGCTGCCGATCGTCACATTCAAAGAAGTCGGCGAAACCGGATTGCAAGCAAGCCCGTCCACCCAAGCGATAGTATTAGAAAAGATCTGCTGCGGCTGTCCGAGAATGGCTTGCGACAAGTAGCCAAGCCCAAGTAAAAAATCCTTTTGGGTTTGTAGGAAGTCTTGGCTGCGCGGCACAGCTTGAGTATAAGTAATTGTGCGGTCTACCATCCTTCAGATCCCCATGACAGTCCAATTTGTGCCGTTCCATCGAGCGCATACTTGGTATAAGCCGCCCCCGGTCGTTATATTTGCCCCAAACGTGTTGACCCCAGCGTCCGAAATGTTGGCGATCATGCCAATCGCTGGCGATGTCGGGCGATTGGCGTAAGTGACCGGCGAGCCAAAGACGCCTATGAGCTGCGCCGATGTGACGTTGCCATACACAGTAGCCGCCGTGTTGATGTAAGGAATCGACTGACTCCAAGTGCTTCCTCCGTAAACCGGCGGAGCGCCACCTAAAAAATCAGTTCTGCTTGCGATATATGAACTAGGAAGCAAAACATTCCTTGATTGAATAACCCCCTGGCTGCCGGTAACGATATAATCGTCTCTTCCAACCTCAGAATTGCATATTTCACCATTCACTGTGTGGAATTGGATTTGCCCATTATTGCTGTAGCAAGAATCAATGCTGATCGTATCGGCGTTGGCATAAACAAAAAACCCAGACGTAGCGGTGACTGCGCTGCATGCAACGATCTTTACCGCTAAAGATCCGGTATTGATTCTGCAAAAATTTGTGCTTTCCGTTCGAATGCCGCTCAAAATACATGCGGTATGCGCGGCATTGTCTTGTTGGAAATCCCAATTGACCTGCTGCTGAAAGCCGGTGTTATAAACGCAAGCGCTGCCATAATAGACATGCACGCCGATGCCGCATCGAGCGATGTTGCCGCCGATGACGGTGTTTTGCAGAGCGTTGAAATTTTGAACGGCGATTCCATCGGTCGTAAAATTGGCGATGCTGCATCCGATAATAGTAGTTTCGCTTCCCATATACCCGGTGGTGCCGAGACTAAGCCCGATCAAGCCCGTATCGAACGCCATATTCATGAAAATATTGGACTGCAAGGCATTGTTGCTATTGACGCCAGCCGCCGTTCCGCCATCCCAATCAAGATTGAAAAGAATAGGAGATGTGCTAATCCCCGTTAAAGTCATGTGCGCAAAAACAGACTTTGAGCACGCATTGGTGACGAAGATTCCGTTCCCGGACGTGTCTTGAAGCATGGTCGCATAGCGCCCAGCTCCCATAACGATGCCGCCAACTAAATCTTTAATTAAAAGCGCTGTCGAAACATTGTACATCCCATTAGGGATAAACATCGTCAAATTTGCCTGTGAATTGTATTTCCCATTCGTCGTCGATCCAGAGCCGAAACAATAATTGATGCATGCTTGAAGAGCAGCCGTATCGTCATGGGAAACGACGGCTCCGGTGACGGCTGTCACCGCGGCTGCGGCAAGGGTGAATGTCGTGCCTGCGATCGCGGTAATCGATGTAATTAAATTAGCCCCAGCAGTCCCAGCACCGGCGACCGCGATGCCCATGCCGACTACCCATCCGGCAGCCGACGCCACCGCAAGGCTTGTGCTGGTCGCCGATATCGTGCCAGTGGTGGTGGCATTACTTCCAGAAGCATTAAAATCGGCCGCCGAGACGAAAGGCAATAATTGCAATGGCGTTGTGAACGCCGCTTTTCCTGGCGTAAACGGCCCTTGGGATATCGGAATCCTGTCGGTCGGATTTAAAAACGGAGTCGGGCCTGCGGCGGAAATAGTCCTATCAACCATGACCTTAATTCCACGCTACGTTTACGCCATCATCCCATAATATCCCTGCGCTATCATCCCACAACGCCCTATTCGAAGCCCCGACCGCCATCGAGCTAGTAGGCATGGTCGAAAACCAATCTTGAAGCTTCGGCGGCCGGAAGAATGGCTGAGCATTCATGAGCGGCGGCTTGAATGTCGGCGTCGTAGGATTCTGCACGAGCGCGCCACCATAATCCGTTGGCATCTCAGCGATAGCGATAGTCGGCTTATGCACTGGCGGCTGACTTGTAAGCCAGGGCGGCTCGGTATTCGGGCTTGTTGGATTAGCGGTGAGATAGCCCCCTATTTGCGTCATCGGCATCGTCGGCCGCTGCATGTTTGGATACCAAATCGAAGGCTGGCACCACCCTGGCACAATGATCGACGGCGTCGGCGCGGTCTGCGGCGGAATCGGAATCGGACCCTGCGGCGCAGAAAGCTGAGTCCAAACGATCGAGCCGGTCGGGCGAGTTTTGTTGATGGTGGCGTAAATATCCGCATCGGTGATGCTGCCCGCGATGAGGCTCATGTCGCCCCACATCGTGCTGCCAGAATCCCAGCCGCCAGCGATATCCCAGCCCGGCGCACCAGGAATGCCGGATCCTGGCGGGATGACGTTGACGAACGCTTGGGCTGGCAGGATGGTATCGCCCCAGCCGCATACGCCAATATCCCAAGCAAAGGTGCCAATATCCCACGCCCCGGTGTCGCCCGTATTCCATGGCTCGAAAATGTAGGGCGTTTGGCCGGTTAGATCTTCAAGCGCCTTGCTCATCCCGGCGCGCGTCACGCGCTCACGAATCAGCTCTTCCTGGATGCGAGCCCGGAAAGTAGCGTCAGATTCGTTAACGCGGCGTGGAAGCTCGAATCGGAAATAATCTTTCGAAATGATATCAAGCCAGATGCCAGTGGCCCATGCGACCCTTGACTGCAATTTAGCGTAAGATATTAGAGAATATGACCATGCGGCCACGTCAGCGATGCCGCCAATAATAGCGTCGCGGATTGGCGCTCGATCGTTCCACCATCCCTTTGGCAGAAGCAGCTTGACGCGGCGAATAATGTCGTCAGCTCCGCCAAGGTCTGGAATTGGGTGAACGATCGAGACAACGGCGTCATATTCTTTAAGCGCCGCATTGATATAAGACGTGACTGTTATGGGGGTTGCGCCGCTGGAAGCCGTGTCCGCGCCTTCTTTAAGGCGCGCGAAGAAGTCCATCGGCGCTTTGCCGGGGAACTGCTGGCGATGGTCTAGCGAAGGCGGCAGCCGCCGAATGAACTCCGGCATCTGAAGCCAGGGCAGCTTATAGAGCGGAGTCGGGTTTGGAGCCGGGAACGGTATGGTCGGGATAGATTGATAAAGATCTTGCCCCGGCGGGCGCGCAAGCAAATCGGCTGGCTGTATGAGCCAATCCATTTTGGTCGGCGGAATATCGGGCAGCCGAGGCATTCCGCGCGCTTGAATAATGGCAGGAGCGCGCAAAGCCAAATATGGAATAGCGCCGCCGCCGCCAATCGCATTGGCTGGCGGCGCGGAAACATAAGTGATGACGATGAGCCCGGTCGAGCCATAGCCGCCCGGCTGGGCATTCCAGCCAGCGCCGCCGCCGCCGCCGCCCATGCCGCCGCCGTTGCCGCCTGGATTAGCTGCGCCGCCTGCTGAATAGGGGCCGCCGCCGCCGCCGCCGCCGCCGGGGCCATAAACGCCGGTCGAATACCAATCGTCTAAGCCGCCAGCGCCGCCAGGCCCGGCTGAATGCCAGCCGCCGCCGCCGCCGCCGCCGCCCGCATAGCCGCCGCCGCCAGGACCGCCTCCGCCAGCGCCGCCGCCGACGCCGCCGCGTCCGTTGCCGCCGGGGCCGCCATTAAGAGTCGATGTATTCCAAGTCCCGCCGGGCTGTCCGCCATTCGCGCCGCCGCCCCCGCCGCCGCCGTCGCGCCCGCCGCTATACAAGGCGGCGGTTGCGCCATTTCCGCCGAGGCCGTTCCAGCCAGCCGCGCCGCCGCCGCCGCCGCCAGAGTAATTGCCGCTTACAAAGCCGCCATTGCCGCCATTGCCGCCGTTCCATTTTACGCCGCCGCAGGAATTTGCAGCCTGCCCGCCGCTGCCGCCAACGCCATTCGATGGCGGCGGCTGGCCGCCTTGCGCGCCGCATGCGAGAGTCGGACCCTTGGCGACAGCGTTAGCTAAAGAAGAAGCGTTAAAGAAAGTATCGGTCGCGCCGGGCTGCCCGATCTGAATTTGAACAGGTGCGCCAGCCCCAAGATTGACGTTTTGAGACCACGCATAAGCGCCGCCGCCACCGCCAGCGCCGCCACTAGTAGCCGCGACTGCGCCGCTGCCGGTCGCGCCGCTGCCGTAGCATTCGATGGTGTTGTTGCCGGGGTTGAAGTCCGGCGGGAGCGTGAAGCTAGTCCCGGAAGTGATGAAGATTGTGGGCATAAGGGCTGCCGCCTCTTATTTTAGCGCGGCCCTAAAATCACGCTGAAAATTGTCGCGTGCCTCCCAGCGCTTCAGCTTCTCTTCATACGGATCGCAGACGCCCTTATCGACGCACTCCGGGCATAGGTAGCTCGGCTTGCTTGGAGAAGAGCACCGCGGGCAAAGCCCGCCCATATCGGCCGGATCGCAAAATGGCTTGACGAAAACGACATGCGAGCAATGCGCGCAAGTGAAGGTGTCGCATTCCCTGTCGCTGCCCCACGGGCCGCCGAATACCCGACTCTTGCCCATGCCCGGCCCGCGCCCGAAATAGCCGCCGCCGGGCGGCGGCGCGGCAATGCCTGGCATTGTAGCGAATGGAAGATCCGAAACAGAATCTCCCACGGAAAGATAGCCAGTCGGTTTGCGCAAGAGCTTATTGCTCCTGAAAGTAGATCGTCCCGCCTGCCTGCCCGGTATAGCCAGCCGATTGCGTCGCGAATCGGCATCCGATCGACGCCGTCGCGGGCATAACAAGCTCTGCGCCAGAGCCTAGATAGGTCTGCCAGCGATATGGAGCCCTTTGGTTGAGGAACATATCGAAGAGCGCTGTAGCCGTAACAGTGCCGGGCTCAGCCGTTAAGTTGGTCAGGCAGGTGACCAGAGTCACCGCGTCAGCAAGGTCCGCTGGCGGCGGCACGAAAGCTGTTCCGGTGCCGACCGTCCCGGTGTACCGAGCCATATTGAACTCGATGTTGGTGTCGGTGGAAGCCGGGGCTGCGCCTTGCGATACGTTAATGTCGAAGACCTTGAAGCGCCGCATAGCCGTCGCCGGGCAAGCCAGCGTGATGAATGACTTAAGCGCGCTTGTCAGGGTTGCTTGTTGCCCAGATGCAGAGTAGACCGCCATTGCTATCTTTCCTTAGCTCTCTCCTTCCTCTCTGCCTATTTTCCCTGCGGTGGGGCAGCCTTCTTATAAGGGCTGCTACGTTGGTGATGGCTATGCTACCGCATTTTTCCCTTAAGCGTTAGCCGCCGAAATCGAAAACGACTGAACCGGCAAGCTGAGCCCCGGCGCGAGATTCGTGCTGCCGAAAACCATTTCAGCTATAGACCACAAGAATGCCCATAAAGCGCTGCCATCGGGAATTCCGGTTCCAGTTCCGGCGGGACCTACGCCAACCGACGCCGACACTCCCGCGCCGACGCAAGAATAAACTCCGTTGATGTTGGAGATATTTTGATTGAGCACATAAGGCGTCGATGGACGCCACGGTTCGCTGCAATAGCCCTGCACATGGCAAGTCGGCGTCGCGTCGTACAGCCGGAAGCATTGCGCAAAGCCTGGATTGGCGACGACGCCGGTCCATGGCGGAATCATGCTCGCCACGCCATTCGCCGCAGAAAGAGGATTAGATGGCAAGTTGAAAGTGCAAAGCAAGTTAGCTGGATCGGCCGCGGCGACATTGATCGGCGGGTCAGCGCCGAAGATCCGCATAAGCGGAACGCCGCCTTGCGCAGTCAAGATAGCCCCGATTTGGGTGACTCTGGCTGTTCTCAAAGCTAAGCTTTCCTGCATGATAGCCCCCTAATCACGAAACGATAGCGCTCTGGCACTTGATGGTGACCTGCTCATTTGACGCGATAGAGGCAGCATCGCCGCTCAGCCCGTTCAAGACGACAGAACTTACCCTGGTAACCCCAGGAACGGTGTAAGCCCAAGATGAAAGAATAGCGAAATCCAGACCATTTCCTAAGCCAAGCAAGTTGATGTTATCTTCAAGCGCCTGTGCAACCAATCCGATAACCGTATTGTGGTCATATCCAGGCGCAGTCGTGACAACCATCGAAACGATGGCATAAGTGATTTGCGGCGGGAAGCACCCGGCTTGAATCCCGAGCGGACGCACTGAATTCACCGCGTTTGTGACCGCTGTCATGAAATCAGATGACGGAGCCCCAGATCCATCGTCGGCGACGACATAGTAATAGCCCGGCCGCCAATTCCCGGCATAATCGAAGTCTTCGGTCAGAGTCCATTGAACCGTTATGCCTACGCTAAGGATAGCGTATTCTGTGCCGTAATAATCGCCGCGCGATAGCCCCAAGATAAAGGCGGCGAAGCGATCCTTGAGTCGCTGATCGGGCTCGGAATCGAAGCCGTTTAAGAGCGCCGCAGGGTTAGTGACATCATCGAGCCCGGTCAGCGGAGAAGCAAATTGCGTGATGCTGTTGGCGATCACATTGCCAGCAGCGCCCGGAATCACCGCTTTAATAGGAACGATGATCGATTGCGTGTTCGCCGCCAGCGTGTAGCCAGCAAGCGTAGCGGAATAGCCGATAAACGTCGCGTTGGCGGTGACCTGATATTTCTGGCCGCCAGCTTCGACCTGGAAAAGCGCCCCGACCGGGATGAAAGCCGTCGTATTGCTAATGCTTCGTCGGGATACGATCGCCGTGCCTGAAGCTGGCTGCGCTGGCAGCCGATAAACCTGGAAGTCGCCGGTGAAAGTATCGACATCCGAGCCCGACGCCGTCGAGAGCCGCATCGCCTGAAGCAGCAGCAGCACCAGCGCTTGAAACCACAGGAAGAGCCCGGCGAAGCCCTCGACAATAGCGCGCAGCGGCGAGCCTTGCCCGAAATCGATCAGCCTGGATGACCGCCCCTGGATTCCAGTCGAGACATTAGTGACGATTTGGTTAAAGCTTCGGGTTGGAAGGGTCGCCACGATCGAACCTAGACAGTTATATTAAATTGGACCGCTAAGCCAGTTTGCGCGCTGATGTACTGGATGTCGATGGACACCATGCCGGGAATGGCTTCAGCGACACCGATGATCGGTGGCGGATATTGCACGACTGAAGATTCCATGCTCACTTGATCGCGGCAAATCGCTTCGATGGTTGGCGGCTGCCATGGATCGCCAATTTTTTGCGGAAGACCAGCTCCGTACTCTGGATGCCAGATATAGCCCTTGACCGCCGTGCAAATCCGCCGCATGAGACGCTGACGCGCTTCGTCGTCGCCGTCCACAAGAACCAATCCCCCTCGCGGCGAAACCAAAAAGTCGTTCTGCCAATCGAGCCAATAATCCGTCATAAGCCAAGAATCCCAGTCAAAGGACGCTGCGACAGAACCGGCGGCAGCAAGATTTGCCGAATACCCCAAATCCAAGGATCGACCATGTCGTTCATATCGGCAAGCTCAACCCAGCGCATCGCATCCCCAAGCTGATCCTCAGCTATATGAAAAAGAGTCGTGCCGCTGACATAAATCGATTTTGCCGGA